TTTTATGAAATCGGTCAAATTCAAATAAAATTTCATCTGGAACTTCTGTATCATCAGTTTGTTTTTTAATAGTTTGTTTCTTCATAATATATCCAAAATGGTACTTAAGACAATCTATTATTTTATTATAAATATATAATTTTTTATTAATGTCATGTAAACTTTCAAATTCAAAATATGATTCTAAATCACTTTCTATTTCTAATATTTTTTTATAATATGGTAATGTAGAATTACCTAAATGTAATTTTATAATAGAACCCTTTTCAAAAATATTTATAGTTTCTGTTTTGTACCATATTCTCTGTCTAATTCCACTAAATTTATTTACCATTTTTCTAATTTCATATTCATTTATATTAAATTCTGCATTAACTGGTTCTTCTGAAGATTCTTTTATAGAATATAATATATTATATTCTTCTGCTATATCTAAAACACTTTCGTTTATTTCGATTCCCTTTGATTTTAATCTTTCTAAAAATATTTGAAATAAATATTCTTTACCCCAAATATGATTTGGGAAACCATTAATATTATAAAAATTCTCTATGTTAATTTTGAACGCGCCAATATACTTTGTTTCTTTTTCTCCAATAATATCATTTGATAATAAAACCAATTTATTTTCTATAAATGTTGTATATTCTTTTACTGCATTTTTATTTGGTATATATTCAGGCATATTAAATACAATATAATCACATCCACGATTATAAGCTATTCTTGCCCCAGCATTCATTAATGCTCCATAATTTGTTTTTAAACTGGTAATTTTCACATTTATTCCTTCATCCCCTTCCTCTTCCTCTTTTGTTAATATTATAGCTTCCGGTAATTGATGAATTAGAATTTTACCATTTTCTATATAATTTAATTCTTGATCACTTTGTGAAACTACAAATATTTCATAATCAAAATCATAACTTTTTAAATTGTTTAATTCTTCTAAACTTTTTAATAATTCATCTACATTATCCTTATCAATTTTTTTATTATAGCGAACTGGAATTACTATTCCTAATTTATGTGATTTAGATACATTCTCCAAGTTAGATAAATCTTTAGGAACCCAACTTATTACAGGACCTTGTCTGTTGGCATAAAATTCAACACTTGAATCTGAATCTGAATCTGAATCTGAATCTGAAAAATCATTATAAGTATCAACATTCGTAAAAACATCCGCATCCGCATCAGTATCATTATTAACAAGACATTGTTGAAGTGCTTCTTCTATTCTACGACCACCCTCTCTAAAATAAAGCAAAGCTTTTTCGGCACATTTAATATTTTTTAAAAGACCTATAATTTTCCAACTTGTAGAATCTTTTGGAGTAATTATTTTTACATTAAATGCTATTTTAATAGCTTTTAATCTTGATCCTTTACTACCAATTAAAGCTCCTAAAGTTCCTTTACCATGTCCCCCAATTTCATTTTCTGTTAGTTTAAATTCAACAGTTTTTGTATTAGCAATATTCATTATTTGTTTTTTCACTAACTCAACTCCTGTTTTTTTACCATCAATAGTTACAGTATGAACATAAATAGACACATCGTCGTCATACCATTCACTATGTTTATCTGCTAAAAATTTATGTGAATAAGTTATTTTACAATCGCCTAATGTTTCCAAATATGTAATATTTTTTCTATTTCTACCTATTAAATTTGCTATATTTTTAGTAGGAAACTCATAATTCACAGTGAGGTCATCATCTTCCATTATTACTTCAAATACATCTTCTTTTACAGAATTAGTATTAAAATTTAATGCCAATTTATTAATTACTATCTCCAAATAATTTAAAATCGATTCCTTATTAATATATGTATCATAAAATTTTTTACCATTATTAGCTATATTTTTTGCTTTCAAATCATTATCTTTTAACCATTTAACAACATCGATTAAATTACTGAAATCAGCATCAATAATAATATGGTCAGCAGTTTTATAATTAGAGTTTTCACTATCTTTATTATCCCAATCAAATGGTTCGAGCATATCAAAATACCATAATTTATTATTTTCTCTATTCATTGATTCTGTTTTTAATATTACACATCCTTGATTTAGATATTTTGTATAAATACTATCTACATTAAAACTATCAATATAAATTACATATTTATACTGATCTATATAGATTTTATTAACTAATGATGATATTCCATCTTTTAAACTTCTACTATCTTGTGTATATTCATTAAATTTTAGTTCTTCGTTGTCATAATTCATATAACTTCCCATGTAAATTTTATCGTTTGAATTTATATGTGTCAATTCAACTTTAATCAAATCTTCATTTTCAGGTATTCTATTCCATATTCCAAGTTTATTATATAATTTTAACCTTTGATTATTTCTAATAGTATTACCACAACCTGCCGTTGAACCCATGAATATTGCCATATGATTTCTAGTTTCCCATGGGTCTGGTTCATTTATTGAAAGATTTTTACAATCAGGTGGATATACTTTTAATGTAGCTAATCTCCAATCGGAAGCTGTTGGTATAAGAATATCCAAATAATTATCATTAGAGTATTGACTCATAATAGGCATATATTTATTAAAATTATTTTTTTCTAAAATTTTATCATTTGTTCCGAAAATATGATTATATGGTTCTACTAAATTACTTTTATCAGCATTTTGTCGTAAATATGGAAATTGTTTTTTATTAATAAAAAATTCAACATCAGATAAATTATCTAAACCTCTTTCCCTACATAATGTCTCAAACATACTTTTATATTCTCCAAATGATGTAAGATAATTAAGTTTTTTACCTTCAGGAAACATATTTATAATACAATTATCAGCTGATAATTCTTTATTTTTTAATATTTTCATATAGTTCCTTGTATTTTTTTTTTCAGTTTGTAAATTTTTTTCTGTATAATAATTCTTTATTCCAATACCATCTTCATCTTTGTCTTTTCCCTTTGGATCAACAATCAATCCTACTTCTCTAACACCATATTCTTCATCAGTATAATTATTAATAAAACCCAAATTTACAAATGGATTAAACATTGTTAATATACCATTTTTAATTTTAATAAAAATACCTGAACGCATATTTTCATACATATAATGTAAAGTATTAGAAAATGACTCTTGGTCAATATCGTAGTATAATGGATTTGTTAATTTCATATTTAAACGTTCGGCAGTTTTATTAATTCCTAAAATAGATTTTTTTGTAAATAAGTTATCATTTTGTTCAATTATTCTATTGCCGGAACCTTGCAGTGATCTGTCTTCTACTAAATAATTTTGTATTTGATTTACATCATGGGCTGTTAAAACTATTTGAGAATATTTTTGATCTTTATACTTCATATTTAAATTAGGACGTTTGCTTACATATTCATTACATTCTTTTACAGCATCATAACCTTCAAATGATTTGAACTCATCATTTGATATACTGTCGTCTGTATATTTAAATATATAATATCTATTAAAATCACTATATTGTTTCAAATGGCTAAATTTATTTCTAGATAAATCATCAATATCTCTATCAATATCTCTTTCTATTTTCATATAATTTTTATATAAATCTTTAAATAATCCTGTTCCTTCTTTTAAATAATTAAAATTATTTGTAGCTTCTTTACATGAAATAATGTGTAATCCAAATTTAGCAGCTATATTTATTAATAATTTTTTATTTACTAAAAATTCTTTATGAAACCCACCTATAGAACTAAATTGAACAGAAACTTCATTACCAAAACCTTTTTCAATTGTATCTGGTAATTTTTCATATTCAAGTGTTGTATTTGTTGTTTGTTTGATATTCCATATTTCCACATCTTCTTTTTTATATTCATCATATACAAGTCCATTTATAAACACTTTATCTTTTTTATTTGCCTTTTTTAAGGCATTATATATTCTATCACCGTCAAATGTTGTAACAATAAAATAACCTCCTAATTTAATATTTTCTTTTACGTTTTTGAAAAAACCTTCTAGAATTTCCAGAGATTTAAAATAATAATGTATTGTAAATTGAGAACTTATTACATTAAATGAATTTTGTTTTCGTTCTTTAAAAATATCACCTAATACTTGTTTATAACTTTTATCTACACCTTCAAGAGTTCTTAAATTTTTACTTGTATCTGCTACAGCAAAATTAACTTTTGAATTTTGTGCCCAAAATCTTACACTTGATATATCGGAATTTTTAGCATTTTCAAATCTTGCTTTTGCTCCTTTTCTAGAATCGGTATTTATTTCAATACCTTTTTTATCAATATCTATTCCCAATACATAATTATAATTAGCTTTTTGCCATTTCCATAAATCTCCTCCTTTTCCACATGATAAATCTAAAATCGCATTTGAAAGTGAGTCTTTAGATGCTGCTCCTGATATAAGTATTGATTTAATTTTATTATGAAAAACTTGTAAAGGTTTAGTAAATTCGGAACCAGAGCCTGTATAATATCCATCTAATTCTAAATTAGAATAAAATCTATTTAATTCTCTATCCGTAATATTTTCCACTTCTCTCCAATAACTAACAGATTGTTTTACAATTAATCTAAGTGCTATTCCCATCGATTCAATTTCTTGTAAAAATAATTTAAAAGCATAAGGTGCTTCGATACAATAAAAATTAGCATCTGAAACTTCTACTGATTTTTTAATAATATTTCCATGTTTGCCAATTTTTATTTCTGTTTCGTCTGAAGAAAAATCTTCAAATATATTTTTATCACGATTTACAATAGCTATTAATCCAGATTTATCAGATATGTAAAATTTATATTTATCAGATCTTTCCATCATGGTTTCTTTTAAAAACATCGAAACACCATGTGATAATAATGCGTCACGTTCCATCTCACCGATTCTTAAACCCCCTCCTAAAGCTCTGCCACCAACTGGTTGATGAGTAAGTGTTGTCTTCGATCCACTATTTCTAGAATAAATTTTTTTGGCTACTTGATGCACTAATCTTTGATAAAATGTCGGTCCCATAAATATATTTACTTTTAATTGTTTTCCATTTCTACCATTATATAAAATTTCATTACTATGCTTTTCATATCCACATATGTCTTCCAAAATTCCACCTAATGTATCTATATCTATATTACTAAAATTTGTCAATTTCACAATCTCGCCTAAATTACATGAAACTTTACCAACAAGTACCTCTAATAATTGACCTATAGTCATTCTACTTGGGATAGCGTGTGGATTAACAATTATATCTGGTATAATTCCATCTTTTGTAAAAGGCATATCTTTTTCTTCAATAAGCATTCCTATTGTTCCTTTTTGTCCAAATCTTGAACAAAATTTATCACCGGTTTCTGGTTGTTTGTCCTTTCTAACTCTTATTTTACAATATCTTTGATTATCATTACCTAAATTAGAATAAACTTTATCTACAAAACCACTTTCATTTCTTTTTAAAAATTGAGAATTGTCAAAATATACTTTTTCTCCTAAATATTCTTTAACTACAACTTTACCTACAATAATATCATTATCATTTACTTTCACTTCTTCATTTATCAAACCAGTGTCTGGATTTAATTTAGAATAATTAGCACTTTTCATATTTTTTGTAAATTTAGGATCTGGAATCATAAATTCTTCAATAGCATCTGATTCTTCTATTATTTCTTCTCTATTTGAATATGTCCTAAATTTAGTTGATCTAAATAAACCTCTTTCAACAGAAGCTTTATTAAATAACAATGAATCTTCCTGATTATATCCAGAATAACATCCAATTGCAACTACAGCATTAATACCATTTGGTAAATTATTATTTAGTAAATATTCCGATAATTTTGATTGTACTAATGGTTTTTGTGGATAATACAAAATTTGACCTTCAGTGTCCATTCTATTTCTAAAATTTGTAGCATATATACCCAAAGCTTGTTTTCCTTGAGCTGTTAAATATTGATTTCTGGGAGCCTGATTTCGTTCAATAAAAGGTACATTATTAGCAAGAACGCCAAACATCATACTTGGATGTATTTCACAATGTGTAAATCTACAGGTTTTATTATTACTTGAATTTTTAATATCATTTGGAGTCATTGCTATTAAACATGTATTTGATTCTTCTGTATCTACATATTCTATTTTACCTGATGTTCTCAATAATTCTTCAATAGTTGTATCATTATCGCAATAATATTTGTCATCATAATCCGTATATGGATCATTTAAAGTACGAGTTCCATCTAAAGTACGAGTTCCGCCTATAAGATGTTTCCAATTGATTGTCTTATTACCAAGATTTTCTATATCATCTTTAGTTATTAATAATTTATTGTCCTCTACAATTAATAATGGTCTTGTACATCTACCAGAATCTGTAGATATTTTTATTAAATTATCATTATGATACCATGCTATTGATGTATATATATTAATAATTGCATTTCTTCTTAATAATCTAAGTCTTTTTACAAATATTTCGGGGTTAGTGTGATATCCCACAATTCTTTCATTTAAAAATACTTGACAATAATTTTTTATATCTTTAGTTCTGATTGAATATAATGATTTTAAATTATGATTATAAAGGGCTTTTAAAATAGGCATTGAATTTACACCAAATGTTACTTGTGCGAGAATAGCTATATTTTTTCTTAAACCTATATTACCACCATCTGGGGTTTCAGCGGGACATATTGAACCAAATGAACTGCCATGCAATGAATGTGGAGCTCTAATTTTAGCACTTTTCGATAAAGTTGTATTTATTCTTCTAATATGAGAAACATAGCCTAAATAATTTAATCTATTTAAATCTTGAACAACACCTTCTTTGCAACCACTGGCATTTTTTAAACCCCAGCAATTTTTAAAAGCATATAAAAAACCTTCATCTATTATTTTTCTATTAACTATTTTTTTTATTTTATTATCATTTACTTCATTTGCATCAGAAGAAAACAAATTCCAAAATTGAAAATCTGAATTATATTTTCCCTTTTCCAATGCCCAATATGAATCTGCTTCAAGACCACCATTGTCATTATTACCACCTTCTTTATAATATAATTTATTTATATTATGTTCCATTTCATTTTTACATCTAAAATATAAATCTCTAAAAATATTTCCAACAAGAAAACCTGCTATATCAACACGTTTATTTATAAATGAATCTCTATCCGTTTTTTCTTTATATTTTAATTCAGTTAAAATCAACTCTCTAACCATATATGCTAAAAAATGCACTTTTGGTAATTCATCTTTACCCGTATGTGGTAGTAAATAATTAGATAATATATCTTTTAAAAATATTGTTTTTACTATATCCGTTTCAGAATCTATATTTTTACCATACGCTGTAATTTTGTTTTTTAAAAATTCTAAAGCAAAATTTTTACTATTAATCATATTTGATTCAACTATAGTAGGTCTTATAAATTCCATCATTTCTTTACCAACATCGTTGTCTATATCTTTTACAATATATTGTAAAATTTCTTTATCAGAAACTATTCCCAATGCTCTAAATACAATAAAAAGTGGAATTTCACCATTTATATTTGGAATTGATATTCTAAATGTTCCCTTTTCTATAGTTTCATTTCGGGTCATTTTTGAATTTAAAACAAAAACTTTTGTTAGTCTGGCTGGTTGAAAAATATGTTCAGGAACCGATCGTATCTCAGCTTCATGTAAATATCTTTCTAATGGATCACTATGACTTTTAATATAAATTTTATTTTCTACTTGTCGTTCTTGAGATACAATTACCTTTTCTTTACCATCAATTATAAAATATCCACCCTGATCATATTGGCATTCACCCATTTTATATAAAAGTTCCTTTCGCATATGACTTAACACACAAGAATTCGAATGAAGCATAATTGGAACATTTCCCAATGAAATACCTGGAAATTTAAAAACCTTTCTTAAACCTATACTATTAGAATCTGATTGTAGTTCCCCATTAATATCATATATTTTTAAAATTATATATATATCACACTTTATACAAGATTTATATGTTAAATTTTTTAATCTTGCCTCGTTGGGATACAATTGCTTTACTTCCACTCTATCATCTTCACCATTATTCTTATAAATTCTTTGTTGAATGATTGGTTTAGTTATATATACTCCCTTTCCATCGTTTTCAATATGAATTTTACTATTTTCTTGTACATTTAATCCAAGATCACTATCATTCATATAAACAAATTCATCACCATCACCTTGTGCTGTTCCGCCCATAATAATTTCAACTTCGAATTTATTTATATCCGTGTTACCATATGGACTATATGGTAAAATTATTGGATTAAATTGTCTTATTGTTTTTGAAATCTGAGTATTTAAAAATATGTTATAAGAGTCCAATTGTGTTCTTGAAAGATAATTTGGAATTGTATTAAAATAATTATCAATTACATTCCATATATCTTTCTGCCAATCTATTTCATTATGTGACATATTATATTATAGTATAACATTCTATTTTTTTAAATAAATATTTACAAAATAATATAATTTAATAATAAAAGAATTATTAAATTTTATTAATATTTATCATTTTCAGCTATCAACTATCATTTTTAGCTATCATCTTTATATATTTTATCATTTTCAGCTATTTTATCAGCTATCATCTTTATATATTTTATCATTTTCAGCTATTTTATCAGCTATTTAGAATCATTTTTATCCAGGTTATCATCTATTTTATCATCATTTTTATCCAGGTTATCATATATTTTATCATCATTTTTAGATAGGCTATCATCCATTTTATCATCATTTTTAGCTAGGTTATAATGTTCCACTTTATTATTTAAAATTTTAACAAAATCATAATATTTTAAATTATCTACATTATTAAAAATAAATTGATGCCAAATTGACATTATTAAAATATCAAAATTATCTTTAGACTGATTTGGAATAAATGTATTTATTTTATTAATAATAAATTTTTTAAATGAGTTTAAATATGATTTATCTATAAATTTTAATGTTAATTTTCCATTTGGTTTATTCGTTTTATTAGTTTTATGTTTTTTATGTTTTAATTTTCTAGGATCACAAAGTAATTTAAAATTATCCACTTTAATAAATTTATCCATAAACTATTATAATAACTTTTTTCTAAGTCAATATTTTCTAAGTCAATATTTTTATAAGTCAATATTTTATAGGTTATTCTATGAGGTTTGTGTTATTAAATTTATCAATATTATGATATAACATCATAAATGGTAATATTTTTTTCAATTCGGTATTTTCTAAATCTTCTAAATTCAATTCCTTTATTAATTTACTATCTTTAATACAGTGTTTATTTTTTATATCTATTAATATTTTATTAGATTTATGTAAAAGTTTCTTTATGTCTCTATTCATTAATCTTATTTTGTCTAAAATATTATCCCGTGAGTCTTTATTTAAATTATATATATTTGAAAAATATGTTAATAAATTTTCCATTGATAAATATAATTTATCGTGTAAAAAACGTTGCTTATTAACAATTTCCTGCATTATTATTATAATAAATTATTTTTTAATATATTTTCCGCGTATTAAATCTAATGCTAATTATATTTATTTACAACATAATATGAATTTTAAAACAAATCCACACACGGGTCAGTTACGTGCTCAATTAATCTCCTGAGCCGTCGTTTTCGAGAAACTCTTCATTCTCGAAATTTAGTTCTCTTCTAATTCTCTCTCTCATTTCGTCCTCTTGTATCCGCTCAGGTCTAATACGGTTGTATATTGTAGTTTCTGCATATTTTATATCGCCGGGAAAAATGGCATATTTCCGGGTTAAACCATCAGGGGAGGCGGTTAAAAAAAGTCGTCCATCCCCATAATCTCTACGTAAAAACACATTACGGTTATAAGGAATACGAGTAGGACGTGTAATATTTTTATCAGGTAGGTGATTTAAATTGTATATAGCTATTTCTCGTAAATAATCAGTGTTCGGCCAATCACCGCTACGATATTCATGTACTTCTAAAAAGAACATCTCTTGTTGAATTTGTTCTTCTGTTATATCGCTGTTACTGTCGCTGTCACTATCGCTATCAGCGGCTGCTGCTCCACCTATTAATTTAATATAATTATTAAGTATTTTTTTTCCTATTTTTCCATAAATAGATACTTTTCTACCAGTTTTGGGATTTATTATATTTTTATACATTTATATATTATAATTATATTATATTAATTAACAATTAAAAAATTGATATAAAAATTATTGTTATAATTTTATATAAATGTTTAGTGATTTAAAACCTGAAAAATTAGATGATTTTATTGTTAATCATGATATAGCACAAAGATTAAAAAACTTTTCTCATAGTTCATGTCTTAATACTATATTTTATGGACCTGCATTTTCGGGAAAAAGAATATTAATAGATGCTTTTATAAAACATCTATTCAATTTAGATTCATTACAAAAAACTATTAATACATATGATACTAAAATTAATAATAATCATGTTAAAATTACGTGTATCCAAAGTAATTATCATTTTGAAATAAATTTATTTGAATATGGTTTATATGATAAACATGTATTATGTAATTTTGTAAAAGAAATAGCTTCTACTAAAAATATTTCCAAAAACACATATAAAATTATTGTTCTAAACAGGTTGGATAAAACTAGTGAAAATTTACAATTAGCACTAAGAAGAATTATAGAATTAAATTATAAAACTTGTAGATTTATAATGACTACTAGAAACTTAAGTAAAATTAATAATGCCATAATTAGCAGATCATGTCTTATGCGAATACCATTGCCAAATAAAATTCAAATAATTAATTATTTGAATTTTTGGAAAAATAAAAAAAATTTAGATTTTGATGCTAATAAAATTTTAAAATATACTAATTATAATTTATTTAGTATAAATTCTGTCATTTTATATGGTAAATTTAAATATGATAATGAAACGCGATATTATTCAAAATTATTTCATAAATGTTTAAAAGTTAAAAATTTAAATTTTATTCAAAATATAAGAGATTATATATATAAAACTCATTTATTAAATATCGCACCTAATGAAATATTAAAAGATTATTTAAATTATATTATTAATAAAAAAATATTTGATAATGAACAATTAATTGAAATTACTAAACAAGCAACTTTAAATGAATTCAAATGTATTAAAAGTAATAAATATTTCTTCTGCTTAGAGAACTTTTTTATATATATTTATAAGTTGTTAAATGAACCCATATAAAATATTAAATCTAAATAATAATTGTTCTAAATCTGAAATTAGAACCGCTTATAAAAAATTATCTTTAAAATTTCATCCAGATAAAAATTTAAAAAATAAAAAATTTTTTAATAAAAAATTTAAAGAAATATCAGAAGCATATCAAATATTATACAACGATGATAATAGAAAGGAATATGATGAAAATGGAAATATAAATATAAATTCTTATTTTAAAGACCCAGATAAATTATTTGAATCCATATTTAAAGACATTAATCCAAAATTAGCCGATTTATTAAAATCTACATATAATAGTTTCAATGATGCATTAAATGTTACTAAAAATCAAAATATTATTAATGTTATTTCAAATATGGACAAAACATCTATTATTAAAAAAAGTTCACAATTATTATCAACATATTTATCTGATTATTTTTCAAATGAAAAATTTATAGAATCTAATAATATTAATAATAATAATGATAATGATAATGATAATAATAACGATGAGTTAGTATTTAAATTATCTGATTTAGATAATTTAAATAATTTAGCTTTTCCAATTGAAATATATAATACTATTCATAAAATAAAAATCAAAATCATTTCGAAAGACAATTGTTATGAATGTTGTTTAAATACTGAATTTAAATCGCAAAATATATCAATTGGTGATAAAACATATAAATTTTGTTTAAATGATAAAATCCATGATAAATATATACGTACTAATTCTTATGATTTATTATCAAATATTGAAATTGGAATTGATGATTATTTTGATGGATTTTTATTTATTTTTGATACTTTCAAAAAAAATATATCCAAATCTATCAATTTAACTAAAAATAAATCTATGATAATCAAATTTCAAGGACAAGGATTTCCTATATGGTCACAAAAAACGTATGGTGATTTATATATAAATTTTTATTTAAATAAAAATATAAAAAGATTACATAAATATCCCATAAGTGAATTTTTCAAATATTCGGAGAAAATTGAAAATTTGATGGATATTATAAATATATATGATTAAGATAATATGAAACTTCATAAATTTACTAAATTAAATATTGAAAATATACAAAATATTAATATGCCTTTTAATATTAATGTTGAAGAATTAAATAAATTAAAACTAAAATCTATACCCATTATTTATGATATACTTAAAAACTTTTCATATAAATTAGTTGAAAATATTAAATTAAAAAGTGTGTTTTATAACAACATTTATATAAATGTTATAAAATCATCAAATATAAATTATAATAATAAGTATTATAAATTTATAAATAATGTTAAAAATAATAAATATACTAAAAGTGAAATATTTGATTATATCAATTTTAATACTGATATTACAAACCACTTTGATTTTAGCATATTAGATAGTAAATTATCTGCATATCCAAAAAGTATATTATCTAAATTTGTTCCACCAGAAATATTTAATGATATTCTCAAAAATTTACTACATAAACAAGAATATATTATTAAATATAAAAATAATACATTAAAATTTTATATTTATTCGGATGGAACATTTTCTAATTTTTATAAAACAATTCTTTTTATAAAAGGATTATATTTATTAGAAATATATAATTTAAATAATATTAATTTAACTATTCATATTTTTTTATCTGATATCAAAAAAAAAATTAAAAGTCATGGTTATTTAGGACCTAGGGAAATTAATTCAGGGCTAACAAGTTTTAGTCCTTTTTTAAATCCTGAAATTTGTATATTTAGAAAAGAAGAAGTAGATAAATTATTATTACATGAACTTACTCATGCTACATTTAAAGACGGTAATTTAAACGGTATTGATACAATTGAATCTAAAATAAAATGTTCATTTAATATTAATAAAAATAATAAAATTAATTTTTTCGAAGCATATACTGAAAGTATGGCTTTAATTTGTAATTCTGTTTGTAATTCAATTTTTTCTAATATATCTATTAGTGAAATATTTATAAATGAAATTAAATTTTCGATATTTCAATGTTCCAAAATATTACAATTTTACAATATAAATGATATAGACAAATTTTTTTGTACTAAATGTTGTTTTACAGGTAATAGTAAACATATTGAAAAAACGTCGGTTTTATCATATTATTTTTTAAAATTAGGACTAATATTTAATAGTAATTTATTTATGAATAAATATTTTTATTCCAATAAAATTTCAAGTAAAAAATTATTAATAGATATTAAAAATAATTTTATCAATTTTAAACACTTATTTTTTAAAAAAAAAATACATGACAAATCATTGCGAATGACCTTATATACTTTTATTTGGAATGTATAATTCTTTAAATTATATAAATATATTAAAAATATTTAAATGTTTTAATATATTTGTATATATTATTCATTATATGGGTATTAGAAATTTAAATGCACTTATTATGAAGTATTCTTCTAATGGTGTAAAAAGAAAAAATTTAAGTGTTTATAGAAATAAAATATTACTTATTGATACAAGTATTTATTTATATAAATATCTTTATGGAAATAATAATCATATAAATGGGTTTTTTTTTCAAATAAATAAACTAAAAAAATTTGGAATTATTCCTATATATGTATTTGAAGGAAAACCTCCTATTGAAAAAACAAATACTGTTAAAAAACGGGCGAGATACAAATCTAATATTAAAGTAAGATTAGAAGAAATAAGAAAACAAATATTATTATATACAAATAAAATAGAATCAAAAAAAAAAATTATAGAATTAATTAATCAAAAAAAAAAATTGGAAAAAAAATTAGTTTATATTAATTCTGATATTATTAAAAAAACTAAAATATTATTTGATTTGATGGGAGTACAATATATAGTAGCTAAATGTGAAGCCGAACATTTATGTTCTTATTTAATTAAAAATAAATATGCCCACGGTATAATAACTGAAGATATGGATGCTTTACCATGTGGATCTACTATAGTTATTAAAAAATTTAGTAATAAAAGTGATTATATACTTGAATATAATTTAAATAATATTATAGATGATTTGAAATTAAAAATTGATGAATTTATAGATATGTGCATTTTATGTGGAACTGATTATAATAATAGAGTGTCTGGGCTTAATCAATATGAAATTTATAAATTAATTATTAAATATAAAAATTATAAAAATATATATAAACCTTGTGCTAAATTAGATAATCTTCTAAAATTAGATAATCTTTTAAAAATTAGAAAAATATTTAAATTAGAATCCATTAATATAAATAATACTATTATAGACTTGATTAATTCTAAAAAAAGACCTGACCAATTGGGTCTAAAACTTTTTTTAAAAACAAATTCTACAATAAATAGAAAATTTTATAATCATAGAATATATTTAATGTTTAATAAAAAATATCAAAAAATATCAAATAATTTATATATCAGTTCTCTAAAAAAAATTTATAAAATTAACAAAAATGGCAAAATTAAAAAAATATTTAAATAGTTGTATATAAGTGTCCCATCCAATATTTTTTGATACATACCGGATTTTGAATACAACCTACTCGACTATTTTTTAAAAATAAAAATGAAATTGTATAAAATGTTACTATTTACATATTAACTTTACTGGGAATTTTTTACTAATTAAACTATTAAACTTTATCATCACATGTTTAAATGACCATAGTAGATTACAAAGTAAAAATATTATTTATAATAAATGGAAAAACTTATTATAAATAATTCAATATTTAGTTTATATACTTTATATTTTACAAATACAGATACTGGTTTAAATTGTATAGAACATTTTAAAAATATAATATTTTAATTTTTATTAATTTGGAAGTGTAAATAAATATTATATTCTTTAAATAAAATAACATTATTATTTGTGCTTAAAAAATTTATTTAAATAAAATTTTACTTAAAGTTTAGGGTGTATAATTATTTATAACGCGGATAAACCGATTTTTAAAAAAATATATATAGATTATAATGGTAAAAACAATTAATAAAAAAACCTCTGTTAGAAAATCAAAATCTAAAAAATCTAGAAGTTCTAAAACAAAAACAAAAAAAACTTCTAAATCTACTCCTACTTCTACTACTGTTCAACCTACTCCCGCCACTGCTACTGTTCAACCTACTCCTACTCCTACTACTGCTCAATCTACTCCCGTCACTGCTACTGCTCAATCTACTCCCGCCCCTGCTACTGCTCAATCTACTCCCGTCACTGCTACTGCTCAATCTACTCCCGTCACTGCTACAGCTCAATCTACTCCCGCTACCACTCAACAAACATCTACTGAAAATGTGATCGTTAATAATTCGGAAGGAATGTATCTTCAATTAATTGAACATAGTAAAGAAATGTCACATCTTCATAAAAAACTTACATCTTCACTTAAAAGAGTTCAAAAAGCTTATTTAAGAGAATGTAGAGAACTTACAAAACAAAAATCCTCTAAAAATAGAAAAAAATCTAAAGATCCCAATCGACCCAAACGTGCCCCAAGCGGTTTCGCCAAACCAACACAAATTACTAATACATTATGTGATTTTTTGGAGGTACCCCATGGGAAAATGGTAGCAAGAACGGATGTAACTAAAAAAGTTACTCAATATATTAAAAATAATAATCTTCAAGTTCCAAGTAATAAAAGACAATTTATACCAGATAATAAACTTCAAAGTATTTTAGGACCTCTCGATACTGTAAAAATAGGTAAAGATGGTTTAACCGATGCTCAAAAAGGTTATACATATTTTAATCTACAAAAATATATTTCAAGTCAATTTCCCAAAAGCTTTTAAACCCAAACAGTAAATAATTAATAAAATATTATTCTATTAATTATTCATAAAATAAATTCCAACAAATATGAAAAATCTACAAATATGAAAAATCTACAAATATGAAACATCTACAAATATAAAACACATGTGAATGGTGTTAAGTAAATAAATCACCAATACGAATATACATTAAAGTAAATCCATTATTTGTATTTAATTCGTATGCTAAAATATTAAATCCAATAGATTTATATACTTTTTTAACTAGATTATTGTTCAAAGAAGGATCTACTTCTACCGCCATAATCATATTTTTATGGATTATATTTTTATCCAGTAGATAGGTTAAACCATAATATAATAATTTAGTGGTTTCTCCTTTGATTGTTCGCTCTATCTTTTTATCCATTTGAGAATAAAAAGATAATAATCGTATATTACTAGTAAAAGGTTTTTTAATATCATATCCGTTATTTGGTAACCAACATTCTAATTTTATTAATATTCCTATATATGAATTGTGGTAATTTATGGTTAGAACATTATCTATATAATTTAAATAAATATCTTTATAAATTAAGGACATTTATATACATTTAAAAAATAATAAACAAGTATCAAATTTATAGATTATTTAACTATTATTAATAACCTCTCTATTATTTTCTAATTTATTACTCAATTGATTATATTACTATACTACTCAATTGATTATATTACTATACTACTTGATTGAACTAAATGTGGATATCCTTCCGCTGCTCCTTGCGAAACCATTGTTAATCCTGTCAAAATCCAATAACAAGATGTTATACAATTTTCTTTATTACTACCCTCAAAAGCAAATCTTTCAAAATAATCTAATAAAATATTTTGTAGTATTAATTTATTATTAATTTTATTTATCTGACTAATATGTTTAGAAAATATTTTACCTTTAGATATATCTATATATTGTGTTTTCATATTATAAGTAAGCATTGCTCTATAATTCCAAATATCTTCTATTTCTGTATACAATTTTTTTAATCGAATTAGATTTAAATCCAGAAACCATTTTACTTGGGTATATAATTCTAATTCATCCATTTTTTGAAATATATAAACACATTTTCTTTTCATTTTAATATATGGGTCATTTGACACATTTGATTTTATTTCTATATTTATTTGTATATTTTTTTGTATATTTTTTTTTATTTTTTCTAAATTTATTTTTATATCACTGTGGAAAGTATTTCTCGTATATGGATTTTTATCATCGTTTTTTAATAGTTCATTTATTGATTTAATATTAAATGCATAAATAAACCCATCCTGATCTTTAAATGAAAAGAAATTATCATAATTAATTTCATTTATAGTTTCAAATGTAAAAAAATCACATTCATTATTTACACTTTTTCTATTAAATAATGCTGGACCTTTATAAGAATTAAGTAATCGTAATTTATAACCTCTATATAATTTTTGAATTTTTAAAATTTTATTCGTATGCAATTTATATTCATCTAATGATGTTAAAAATTCAAGATATAAATTATAGTTATCTACTTTCTTTTTTTTTATAACTAAATTATAATATTTTAAAGCTAGTTTTATTTTAGACACTTTAAGTTTTTTGATATTTGGTAAATTATAAGAAAATATATCTATTATATTTTTATCTATTATATTTTTATCTATTATATTTTTATCTATTTCTTTTTTATCTATTTCTTTTTTATCTATTTCTTTTTTTAATATTTGTATTGGATTATCTATTCTTATAATGTTTTTACTTTTTATATGTATTCCACAATAATCTTGCTCTGGTTTTTTTTTATTATTACATTGATTTTTAAGATTATTGGAAAGTCTCGCCATACATTTATTGTTATCAAACATATTAATTTATTTACATATTTCTTTTTTAAATTAAAATATCAAATTTAAATATAAATTTTATACCAAATTAGAATTATTTATACCAAATTAGAATTATTTATACTAACTTTAATATCTTCTACAATACAACTTTATCATTTCGACTTTAAATACCAACTCCGATGTAAATACCAATTCTAATTTTAATTTTACCATTAATTTTAACTATTAATTAAATTAATATTAAATCTAAGTATGTTCAAATTACAATTAATTGTTGTATTTAAAAAAAATTTGACTTTGATATTTACTTAAAATTATATGAGTAATAAATCAATATAAACAAATTAAAATGTCAAGCGCAAACTCAATCTTTCTTTCCAGTCAAGTTCAACCTCAAAAAGTTGTATTTGAAAAACTAGCAGTAAATAAATATGGTGGTAAATTTTCTAAAGTATCTCATAATGGTGGCAGGTGGCTTCTAATTCAAACTCCTAAAATTAATTGTCCATTTGGCATTAATGTTTATGAAGATAAGGATAAAGAAGGTAATATTGTCAAAAAAACTTATTCTCTAGATGTTTCATTCTCTGGTTTTGAACCTTCTCCTGATTCTAATACCGATAAACCTCGATTGCCTAAAGTTAAACATCTACATGACCTTGTTCAAAATATGGAAAAACATTTGGTCAAACACGCGGCTAAAAACAGTTTTACATGGATTGGCGATAGTGATGCAGGAGAGCCAGTTTGTAAAGCTCTTTTGAGAACAAATATTCGATATTCAAAAGACTCAGCGACTGGACAAATTAGTAAAAAATATGCTCCTCGTATGAAATTAGATCTTCCTGTATGGGATGGAGAAATGAAATTCAAAGCTTTTGTAGATACAAGAGATAATGAAATTAAAGATATTGATGAACTTGTTAAACTTACATCTGGAAGATGTAATATTGTAGCTATTGTCAAATGTGATAAAGTAACATTTAATGGAGGGAAATACGGACTTAAATGGTGGGTTCAACAGCTTAAAATTTATAGTGTTACAAATTCAATGGATGGATACGCATTTATTGAAGATAGTGACGATGATGGAGATGCCGATGAAGCTGCTGAAGAACCATCTCCAGCATCTCCAACTCATGTTTCCGATTCTTCTAGTGAAGATGAAGATGAAGATGAAGAAAAAGATGAATTGGATGGTGGAGAATCAAATAATTCTTCAAGTGAAGAAGAAGAAGAAAAACCTCCAACACCTAAAGCAAAAAAAAAACGAGTAGTAAGGCGAAAAGCTAAAGTTTCAGCATAATATATTAAATATACTACATTAAATATACTACATTAAATAATTAATAAAAATATAAATAATTTTATTTTTTTTAATTATAATATATAAATATTAGATAAATCTATTTGTAATAAACATTTGGTAATTCATTACGTAATATTAACTAATTTTACAACATTCGGAATATCGACAGGGAGACATACAATGGCAAGGGACCAAGAAGAAACGACAGATAAGGATAATCCTTATTTAATATAGAGTTTAGCTCGAATACTCATATGATTTGAAAGGTTGGTGGTTCCAGACATACCTTATAGACAACACATCAGTATTATTTTTTATATAATTTATATTTAATTGTATTAATATTTTATTTTATTATTACATACATGGATTACAATATTTGTAATAATACATTTTTAAAAGAGTTTAACAAAATTATCCACAATTTAAATATTATCCAACATCTTGATATAAATGAAAAATTAACAATACACAATGAATTATTTAAAGTTGATAATGTATCATATATTCAAGGTTTGTATAGATGGTGGTCGGCATCATCTAGGATTAAAACTATTAAATTTATAAATAAATTATATAAAGATGCTTTACATATTAAAAAAGATCTTAAAATTAAAGATATTAATATTATATCAAATAAATTTAAAGAAATTATTAAAAAATATTTAAATTTATTAGAAACATATTTGAAAAATAGCATCAATGGTTTAAATAATTTACGCACTACATATATTAATGATACCGTTTTTTGTAAAAAAATTAATTTAATTATATATAATTTAGAAAATAATGTATAAATTAATAATTAAAAAAAATAATGTATATACAAAGCAATCCTATATAATATTGCTTTATAAATATATTAGCTGAAGTTTATGCACATATATAACGCTTTGTACATCTAGATGTGAGTATTAAAAGGACATTGTAAAAATTTAAAAGTATTTATTTAATATATATTAGTTAAATCGGATTATTTATAATAAATCTTTTTATAAATATCGTCACTTTATAACTAAATTATTAATTAAATTTATAAATTTTTTGGTTGTGGTAGTTGTTGACTTTTAGTCCCTGTTCGTCATGGTTTAATAAATTTTTTTTGACCATATTCGCCTTGATTTTTTCGGACTCTAAAATTATTAACAGAATGTCTAATAATATTATTATTTATTTGAAAATCATCAATAGTAGCTCGACGTAAATTAACTTTTTTATTATTTATATTATATATTATATCTTCAATATATTTTACCATTATATATATTACTATTAATTTATGATAATTTTAAGTGCTTTAAATTATAAATAAATCATTCATTTCATAAATTATAAAATATAAATTTGTTTAATTGGATCAAAACGGTTGTGAGTATTTAATTGGCTTAGAACAAATACGGCGTTTTAATTGGCTTAGAACAAATACGGTGTTTTAATTGGCTTAGAGTGTTTTAATATTATAATTTGATACATTTATAAACTTTTTATTTAGTAAATTATATTGATTGTAAAAAAAAACTATATTACATTTTTTTTTTTCAAAAACTTTTATTAAAAAAAAAAAAACC